TAAACTACTTCCTTGTATAAGTAAGTCACCACTACCTATATCTGAAATATAAGATGTACTACCAGTATGGTAAATCTGTAAATCAGACCCAGCACCGAATAGGGCTTTGTCGTTGTCACCTAATGTTACATTGCCATCTACAATCATCCCATCAGAAGTGATAGTAGACTCAACATCTAAAGCACCAGTCATAGTATCACCAGTAACACGAACAAACCCTGTCCCTGTATCAAAGGCAGTCTTTAGCTCATCAAACGTAATTGCTTTTGTTTCATCAGCAGTAATATCAACTACAACAAACTCATCTGCATTAGCTAAGTCAGCACCAGTAATATTAGTTAGTTGTGTTATTTTCTTATCAGCCAAGTTCTTATTCCTTTATATCACAGCTTCTACAGCTTCAAAAGAGATACCGTAGATTGACGCATTATTAATTGACCATGAAGTCATGTTTGTTGCTAGTCTGAAGACCCCTTTAGGGGAATTAAATACTACAGTAGCACTAGAGTAGGTAGACCTCAGTGAAGGCCATATTTGTATTGTTCCATCACCATCTTGGTCTAGTAGTACCTGATGTAACTTAGCACTTGAGCCACCACCTAACTGTATGTAGTCTCCAGCCTTAAGAGTACCAGTCATAACGACATCAGCATTATCTTCACCTGCTGTACCAGTTAGTACACAAGAGCTTACTGTACCTTGTGGTGTAGCATAGTCAGGATCTCCTAGTAAGAATGTACCTTGTTGACCTTTAAGACCTACTAACATAGCTTTCCACTCAGCCGCTTTGTCTCTGTGTACCGAGGGAATATTGATTGATGCTTCCCACTTTTGACCACCGTGAGAAACAATCTGTTGTTTGTATGTAAAAGGTGACTGTGATACAGCTACAGCATTAACAGCCCTAAGCTCAATGCTCTCAATACCTATCGTAGTTGGTGTAGCTAGTGGATAGCTTAGTGCCATGTGTTGTATTCCTTATAAGTCTAACCGAATGTAGCTTTCATTGTACCGCCTCTACGACGATCATTTATTATTTCAGATTTAGTCATTTGAGCAATCTTAGGAGCCGCTTGAGCTATTATTCTCTTAACGCTATCATCTCCATTAGCAGAGAAGTTAAAGTTTTGTACTACAGTAGTAGCACCGCCACCTTCCATCTGTACTCCTAGCTTACCATTAGATCCACGTTTAAGAGGCATGATAGCTTCAGGACCAGCTTCTCCCATTAGTCCAGTTTTACCACCAGACATAGGGAATGTAGTAGGGCTTCCAACTACTCCACCATTAGCGTATTTAAGCATCCTTGTGTCTGGTACAACATTACCGCTAGGCATAGGACCTTGAGGTGCGCCACCACCAAAGGAGCTTCTAATAGCTCCAGAGATAGAAGCTACCATTTGCTCTACGACAAGTATACGATACAACTGTTTTATAATATCTCTAGCCATATCTTTAAATGCGTCTTTAGCTGACTTAGTACCGTCTACTATCGACATAAAGGCATCCCCAAATGTGTTTGCTATAGTATCAGCTAGTTCTTTTTGTTTCTGAGCTTGATTTTGTAGTTCCTCTTCAATCTTAGAGTACTGCTCTAATAATATATTGTTTCTTCTAGTAGCTTCTTCATCAGCTAATTTCTCAGCTTCAGCTAAATCATATGCGGCAAGAATTCTTTTATGGTTTGCATCTAATGCCATTACAGCATCGTTGTATGCTTCAGAACCATACTTTAGCCCAGACTCTTGTAATTGGTTTATAAGGTTAAAAGTCTCTAACTTTTGTTGGCCGACAATTAATTCTCTTCCTGATAAACCAAGAGTATACTCTAGAGTTTTAGATTGTTTTGCTAAAGAGCTAAAAATCTTTTGTTGTAGTCCCAGTCTACCCTGAAGACCTGTATCTTGTGGTCCCATACCCATTTCTGCAACTTGGCCTTTAGTTGGAGCAATAGCACCTCCACGACCTTGAGTTCCACTAGCTGATACAGCTAAGTCAACTAATCTTAGTCTTTCTTTTTCTTTTATTTCTGCTACACGTTTATCCCGAGCCGCTTTCTCTTTAGCCATTTTTTCTTCATAAGCATAGTGGGCATTTACACCATCTATTCTATTTTTTACTACACCTTGGTTAAAGGCTTTTTCTGCTTCAGCGGCTTCTTTCTTCTTTTTTATTTCCGTTTCTATATTTTTAATAGTTGCAACAATAGCTTGTTCACCAAGAAGACGTTCTGCATCAGCTAATTCAGAAGACTCTTTAGCTTTTTCTTCTATAGCTTTTTGTTCTTGTTCTAGAATTATTCTCCTAGCCACTACAAGCTGGTTAACTATGGAGTTATTACGCTTTTGTTTATCTTTTTCCTTGTCTAATGCGACAGATGCTTGTTTGTGTAAACGAACGTCTTCTCTAGCTAAGTCTACCTTTTCTCGAGCTTTATCTATAGCTTTTTGCGCCACATCCAAAGCGGTCTGTCTGTCCGTATCCGATTCAAACTGAGCCTTATTAATATTTTCTTGAGCAACTAACATTGCCTTTAGGTGATCTTGAGCTTTAATTAGATTATCACTAAGAGCAAGTTCAGCCTTAGTCTCAAAACCACTCTTAAGAAGCCTTAAAGCCTCTACCATCTCAAAAGTCTCTGCTTTAGCTGACTTTAGATTTTCTTCAAAGTTCTTTATTTTATTAGCGGCCTCTTTAGCTGAGGTGTTCATTTCCATAAACATTCTACCTGCGGCAGAAACAATAGGTATTAGGATACCAAGCGCGGCTGAAAGACCTACAGCGGCTCCCATACTTAACCCAAGAGGACCAGCAATCATAGGTAGTATACCTGCTAACTGAGAACCCTGTTGACTAAATGCAACAAAAGCACTTGTACCACCCTGAACCTGAACTGCAAAGTCACCAAACTGATAACCTAACTGTTGAATAGCCATATTGTTGCCATTCATTTTGTTTCTGGTGTTACCCATGACTTTGCCAGAAGCCATTTGTGCGGCGTTTAATCTTTGTGTAGCGGCAGTTAAAGAGTCTGTAAACTTAACTTCTTGTTGTACCTTTGCCCCGAGCTTCATTATAGCAGATTGACTCATCCTAGAAGTTTTAGATAAGTTGTTCTGTGCCATGACGATCTTGTTTATAGAACTCATGTATTGACTTTTGTCGCCAGTTCTAGCAAAGTCTTTAGCTAGTAACCTTACAGCTCTTTTAGTCTGATCAGTAGTCTTAAGTAAGCCTGTAAGTTCTTTATAGTTAGCTTTAATTGTTAATTGTATTGCCCCTATGTCATCCATTCACTGTCCCCATATAAACTGTATCAACACGTTTTATAGTCTCTATATCCCTAGAGGAAATATGTGTCTCAGTCAGTTCCTTCCATGCTTTAATTTCAATATAAGTTATCGGGTTAGGTCCAGAGAATCCCATAGTTCTACTATTGCTTAATGCAACAAAGGCAGACCAGACATGAGACAGTAGCGATGGAAAATGTGTCGGGGGTTCCAGTGCTTCAGGTCTACGTCCAATCTGCCTTTCTACTTGTTCTAAATGTTCTCGTTCTGTAGTGCCATCCTTATCAGGCTTGTTGAGCTTAAACTGATGTTCAGCCCACTCACATAACTGATTAGTTAGGCTTTCGTAAAATCCAGAGAGTCTGCAAGTGCCTCCTCAATCTGATCTTTAATCCAAAACACTTCATCGTAAAGATCTTTAGCTTTAGCAATGGAAAGTTTAGGTTGCTCTTTGTTGTAGGTTATGTTCCACTCAGAAGTTATCTTAGAAAGCATATCAAGTGTAGCCTTCTCCATCTCTTGAGCAGTTACGTTTGTGTTCTTATTAGACTGCATGTCTTTGAGACGTTTATTAGTTTGTTCGTGCATTAACTCTTTGTACTCTTTAGAGTGACTAGCATATACAACAATAGTCATATCTGTCTTATCATCATTCTTTAGTACAACACCAGTGTTAGGGTGCTTTAGCTTTACTTCTACAGTATTACTTGTAGGTTTTAGATCCATTAAATCCATGTCGAGTTCCTTTGTGGGTATCGGGTGAATTATGTTAAGTGTGAGGACTTCCGACCCGACTCAGAAGTCCCCACTAACCTTAGCTAAGGTGTTACTTTATGAAGGTCGTGTGATCTTCAAGTTAGTTGCTTCAGTTGCATCATATAGAGCAACGAAGGACATGCTAATCATTCGGCTTGTAGGTCCATCTACACCGACATCAGCACTGTTAATTTTGACTTTAGGGAATTGGAATGTATAAGCGTTAGTTCCTGTAGGATCGTTAACTGATACTTCAATCTCTGTTTCTGTCTCGTTAAGGAAACGGTTAATTAATGCCGCATCTTCAAAGTAAGCTGTTAGTGTACCTTCAACTTCTGCTCTACCATACTCTAATGATGGTGCGCTATCATCTCCGATTACGAATGTAGGTGCGAAGGAATTAGTCAATGTGAAGTCTAATGCAGTTACGATAGCCACGTTAGATGCTCCACCTACGTTACCTATACCGATGTCACCTGAGTAAGCATCAAATGGTGCGGCTCCTGAAGCGGCATCTTGTGTCTTCTCAGTAGCACTTATAGTCATATTCTTACCTACCATACCGAAGGTAGTTGCTACCATCTGATTAGGTGCGAGGGAAATAGCCATAGTGGAAACTGAACAACCTGTAAACAAACGAGCTTGATCTATGTCAGCGGCATAATCTTCTATAGAGAAGAACTTAGGTGTTGTGCCTACTTTAAGTACGTCAGTTGACCAAGTACTTAACATAGCTGATTCTAGTATATCGTCGTAGTCAGCATCTCTGAGATCTACAACAATGTCTCCAGCTACTTGTCTATTGCCGTGGCGATCTACACGAGGCATACGGTCAGCTTGGATGTCGTTACCAGCTACACGATCTTTAGTTAAGTTTAAAGAGTGTGTGCTGAAAGGAAGGTTAGTAAAGTTGCCAGCAGGTGTCGTACCGAAAGTGCTTTCAGTAATAAAAGACAGGCTGGAGCGTGAACCCTGTGCAAAGGCCATGATGTATTCTCCTAGTTATTTATAAATGTACCATCCGATATTAATCGGAACGTAGTACCAAGGGCTGTCAATCAAACCTTGTTGCCTTTCAGCATAGTCGATTGATAATTTAATTGTTTCTGATTCTGCGTTAGTAAACGATATGTCAGTTGTAGCTTGAAATGCGTCTATAACTTTGTTAACATAACCGTCTGCGGTTGAAGGTCCGTTACCTTCTGGTGTAAATACTGTAACAGCAAAAACACCTTGATACCTGAGTTGAGGATTTAAGCCCCTTACAGCAGGTCTAGTCACTGTAGGCAAGTACATTACTCTAATAAAGCTAGTACCTGTTGTCGGCTCAAATGCTACGTTCTCGTAAGCTATGTCGGGTAAGTTAGCCGTTGTAGAGATGTGTGTCTCAAGTGCGGCTCTTATATCATTATGTATACTAGCCATATTTATTCCTTACTCTCTCAAATATTTTATAAGGTTGTGTAAGTCTCCAGTTAGCTCCACCTTCCTCTACACTTATAGCGTGAGGTGATCCATTCCTAAGAACAATAGTATCTCTGTAGTTAAAGTCTTGTATACTATTTATATCGTTTAATAGACTGTTAAGACCTTCTGATGCCATAGCTTGTGGATCGGCTTCTTTAGGTCTACCTTCAGAAGACTTACCTCTAGGTCTACCTGCACCAACACCGTAAGAAAAGGATGTTATATAAGCACCAGTATCTACCGTAGGAGTAGATATATTTATAGTATAATCAGCTATTTTTTCTAATCTATCTTTTACAGCTAATTCTACTGCCATATCAACTTTACTTTTTAACTTAGATATAGTTTTTTCTAGGTTTAGTACCTGTTTCATATCTTACTCCTGTACATCACATATGTAACACATAGCGACACCGTTAGAGAATATAGATACTGCTCTTGTTACTTTAACTGTGTCACCATTACCTATGATTAAGTCGTCAGGGAATGGATCTATACCTACTCCAAGGTAAGGTACTACACACTTACGTACACCTCTAATAACTTCTTCAGGGTTAGCACTAGAGTAATCATAGAAGTAACCAGTGAAGCTATAGTCAGTCGTAGATGAACCTACTACAGATCCTGTAGCTGGGTTATAAGTACCGTCCGTAGTAATTTTACGTAGTGTTAATGTTTCACCAAAATCTTCAACCAACTTGAGTAAGTCAAATGCTCTAAAAGACATATGTTACTCCCCTTCTATTCGTATTCAGGTGTTTGGTAGCTTGGTGGGTTCTTAAATCTATCTCTTCTGAAAGAGCCTTCAATGCGGTTAGTGTTCTGTCTTACAGCTTCTACTGTACTCTTAGTAATACCACCAGCTAGTACCCCTACCGAAGCACCTGAAGTTTTACCTTGATACTCTAAGTTGTCTGCTAGTGAATTGTAGTGTGTAACTAAGTCAGAGTAGTCAGCTTTTAAAGCTCCACTAAGTTCTGTGTTTACTTTCCTAGAATACTTAGATGCTATAGCTCTAGCAACCCAAGCTCCAGAGTAGTACACGTTATTACCATTCTCAGTCAAAGAGAAAGTAACTTCTTCGTTTTGTACTTGCTGGTCAGTTGTGTCAGTATCACCAACTAAAAGTCGTACTGTATTGAGACGACCAGAAGCCGTAGTTGTGTTTAGATCCGTTGGATCGTAAGACCAAGCCATTTAGTCGTCCCCTTTGTTTATTCTCCGAGAATGTTATCTCTTATTTTATAATAATCTTCTGTGATCCAGCGATTGTTATTTAAGAACCGACGAATAAGACCTCGTTGCTTATCATCTATCTTTGACTTCTTACACTTCTTAGTATTAAACTCTGCTGTGCTAGAGGTTCTATCTTTAACTTCGCTGTTAAGTAAGTTCACAAGTAATTCGAGTTGCTTACCAGAGAACTCTGATAGTCTATCTCCAACCTTTGTCTGAACTACTAATTCTTCATTGTGGTACAAGTAACCAGAAGCGTATAGTATTGCAACTTTATCTTGATGCAAACCTCGCTCTAACCAGTTAAAGTGATCTCCACGTTTCCAATCTCGATTGTCTGCCGTAACAGGCATTTTAATAAAGACAGGCCAATCAACCTGCCATCCCAAGTATGATGGGTGCATAGGACTACTCCGTTATTAGGATATTATTATGTTCTTTTATTATTTGGGTGCAACCCCAAGCAACTAAGCTCAGGGTTCACCAGTATGTTATATGTATATTAAGCGATTACTGCTTCGAAGAAGTATCCTAAGTCAGCACCGACGACTTTCATGTCGTATGCCATTTTCACTTGGATATGTTCTGCAACTTGCTGACGCTTAAGAGCATCGTCTGAGAAAGATTCTACAGTAACACCTAAGTTGTTTACACTTGGGATATTGTTCCAAGCGAATGTTAAACCAGCCGCAGGTGTCATAAGACCTGATGAGCGAGGTGTATGTACTAGTAGAGCGTTCTTACCACCGATAAATGCATTGCTTTCTGCAACACCTTCTACAGAACTGTTCTTCACAGCTTCCATTACGTAGAAGTTTTCTACTTCAAAGATCTCAGCTAATTTAGCATCTGTGATCAAAGCAGTGTTTGTTACAGTTGCTCCACCGTTTAAGCGAGCTAAGATGTCTGGGTGGTTAATTAATACGTCACGTACTTCTTTACCTACAACCATTGTGTTTGGCTTAAATCCACCAGACTTAAGTTGCATTGTGCGACGACCAGTAGTTACATCTGAGATAGGTGTAGAGTTCGTGTAGTCTGACCACAAGTTAGATGGAGTAACGTCTGTTGTCCAGACACCAGCGTTAAAGAATGTAGAAGCGAAACGCTCCTCACGATCAATTAACAGACGGTTTGTCAATGTCTCTGCACCAGCAGAACGTATTTCTAACATTGAGTCTTCGTTAGCAAGTGTTTGCTCGTCGAAGTCCATGCCTAAACCATATACGTCAGCGTAGTAAGCGGCACTTGAAAGAGCCATCCCAATACGGTTAACTTCTGTACGTGGTGCTAATTTCTTAACATCACCTGTACGGTTCATGTTTGCACGGTCATAGATATAATATTTATCTGACTGAGATTGTACGCCCACTGTTGGGAATACTTTGTCAGCGATAAAGTTTGTTTGTTCTTGTACATAAGCAAGCGTTAAATTAGATAACGGCTGATCTATATGTACTGAAGAGGGAGTTAATAATGGCATTATGTTATTCCTTTAAAATGCTGATTTAGGCCGCTAAGTTGCCACCTTGGATCATTTCTATTTCGATGATTTGTCCATCTACACCAGCTTCACGGGCATAGCCTAAGATAACGTCACCAGTTGCGGCTGTTAAAGCATCACCTGAAGCGTCTGTCTGTACAGCGGCTCCAGCGGCAATAGTACCACCAGCAGTTACCATGACTGAACCAGAAACGGTTACAGTTACAGCTTTACCAGCACCTGCGCCTACGATGCAAACACCGATAGCGTTTTCGCCAGCAGAATCAGCTAGGTCTACTTGACCATCTGACTCAAGAGTTACGAATTTGAATTGTGCTGAAGATAAATCTTCCCCAGCGATGAAAGTACGGTTGTCACGAGACTGCATTACCGCCATGATTATTCCCCTTTGTAGGTTTTGTTAATAAGTGACTTACCTTCGTCAGTCTTCGCTACAACAGCGTAAGCCTTTGCGTATTCACTTTTCTTTAGTTGGTTGTCGTCCATGTAGGACTTTACAAGACTATCTAGTTTGTCTGAAGATGAGGCGAACTCACCATCTACATCTGACTTACCAAATTCTTCCATAGATGCGCCAATAGATGCGTCACACGCCTTTAGTGCTTCCATGATTTTTTCTTCTTCTGCGAACTTCTCTACTAGAGACTTAGCTACAGCTAAATCAAAGTGTGGTAGAGCTTCTTCAGCACTCTTAGTTAAAGCAACGTCAGCTTTTTCTAGAGCCGCCGCTTCAAGTGCTTTAAGGACTGGAGCAGGGATGTCAGACTTAGCTACCATCTCACCTTCTATGTCCATCATTTCTACTTCAGCTTTCTTTTCGATTGCTTCAGCAGTTATAACGTAGCCATTGTCTATAAGACCTTTACGAAGTGTTTCATTCTCAGCTTTCAGTGCTTCTACTTCAGCTTCTAGAGGATTAACCTCTTCTGCCTTCTCAGCAACTTCTACTTCTTCTGCAACTTCTTCAGCTTTTTCCATGTCATATCCAAGGGCTTTCATCGCATCTGCGCGACCACAACCTTTGTCTTTCATGTAAGCGGCTACTTTGGTTTCCATTTCTTCATTCATTTTATTAATACCTTCAAAGGAATTGTCACGCTTGAAGAGGCTAACCATTGCCTGTGCATTGGCTGGACGATCCACTAGGGAAAGTTCTTCAAGGTGCAAGTTTTTTAGGAGATTAGGCAAGTTAGATTTCCTCCTTAATAGCACGTCCACCTATAGAGAACGCGGCGAGTTCACCAGACTTCACCATTGCCCAGACATCATCGTCGAATACTTTGTAAGCGACAACCCATCCTTCACGGTCAGACTGGATACCTAGAGAATCACCTATTTCTTTAGTGATTGGGAGTGAGTGTACAACGACACCTACTTGATCCCCAGTATGCATAGCCTTGCCGACTCGCACATGCTCCATAAATTCATTAACAGCTTTCACAAGAGTGTCAGCCTCTATTACATCACCTTGTCGATCTACTACAGCGTCACCCTTTTCGGTTACTACTGAAGCCCAACCGTAGACTAATCGTTGTTCGTCGTCAGTCTTAAGGATCTTACCTTCAATATTCGCTTTAGTCATATCACTCACCGATGTATTTGATTGCCACATACGACATGACCAATAGCCAGCCGTTGTTTTATCTTTCTTACTGTCACAGTTATGTCTAGCTCGAAAGTTAGCTCTAGCTTTAGGATCATCCCGACGAATTTCCATGTTAGGATCTCCGAATGTAACTCTCTTAACCTTGCCACCAGACTGTACAAAGACTTCAAACTTCTTGTTGCCACCTTGTATACGTCTAGGCTTATTTAAAGTGACTTTCTCACCTTGATAATCAGCTTTAGCAAACTCTGTCTTCATGATCTCTTGTACAATGACCCTGAGAGCCTCTATACGATCCACTGAGGGGGCTTCAGCTTCTTCTGTAGGCTCATCCCCACTGTAGTAGGCTAGATACGCCTCATGGCTCTCTGCTGGCATGTACACAGCCTGTCCATCATAATCAGATACGTGAACAGCTCCACCAAGTCCTAAATCCATAGATCTAGAGATAGCTTCAGGCTCTGTTGTAAAGATATCGTTAGCGTATTGTGCTTTACGTAGTGTAGACACTTTATGACCAACCATTTGACCTGTAGGCTTACCTTTATCGTCAGTTATTTCAATACGTGCCGCAGGTTCTTCTTTTGTACCTGTTATTTTAACTGGAATGTTAGGTACTGTACCATCTCTTACTACTTGACGTACAATGCCACTAGCAGTTCCACCAGATGAGTTCCAAGATACTTTAGATCCGACTTTCATGATAAATAACCTTATGTTTCGTTCTTAATTAATACACCTTGGAAAGATGCGCCTATTGCAGTGTTGCTTGTGTCTGTAGACACCCTACATTCTAAATCTGTCTTCTCTGCAAACCTTTGTGGGTACTTAAATGACTGTATTAGCTGATTGCTTTGTATTACTTGTACAAACCTCGTTCTAAACACATTAGATTCGTAATCTCTACTGTTAAACTTACAGTGAACCAGTTTTTGAGCTTGAGATACAGCCGC